GGGTTGTTGGCATCCTTTACGCCGCGTGCCTTGTACCCGGCCTTGCCTTGTAACTCATTGTAAGCCTCTTTGCGGGCTCTTTCCACTAGCGGGCGTGCTTCGGTCTTTAAGACGTTCCGAAGCTCCCTAAAACGCAAAGTTTCCGACGTGCCTAATTTCTTTAGGTTCTGCCGGAACTGGTCAAAGCTTTCCACTCTGCCGCTTTCGCTTTTTAGGTAAATAGTGTTACCCCGTGCCATTGTCGCGTAAAGTTGTTTTGACTAGCAAAAAACGGCGGCGGCCTTCGGGCGCTACGCTTACTATGTCGTAGTCCTCGGCGTTGTAGGTTAGCTTCCATTTTGCTGCCACGCTGTTGGGGTAGCGTAAACGCCAGGTTATGCTGGTGGCGCTTTGAATTTGGTCGTACGGCATGGATTCCGTACCGGTTGCGCCTGGAACAATGCGCTCGGCGTAAAATGAGCCTGCGCTGGTCCAGGTCTTTGTTACCTGGCCGCTGTTATTTGTGGCCGTAGTCGGCTGGTAAAGCGTAACGCGCAGGTCTAGCATTACGAGAAATTTTGGCGGTAGCGAAACGCTAGGCGGTCAAAAAAACGGTTTGAATTATACGGCAAGTCGTCGCCGTAGTCGTACCCGAATTTAATGCGCTGGTAAAGCGCGTGTTTAATGTCTGCCGGCGGGTTAGTATCGCCGCACGTGTAAACTATCACCATACGCTCCGGGGTTTCCTTGAGCGTTAGGGTCGTGTTAATGTAGGTGTAGTCGTTAAACAATGTTAACACTGTGCTAACGCCTTCGTCGTCGTAAGCTGTTACGCTTGTAATAGCCGTAACCGGACCCAGGGGGAGAGCGTATTGCTCTTGCCCCCAGGTGTCCACTGTTACAGTTGTTGCACCTAAACGGTAGCCGGTGTAGCTGTTAAACTCTTCGACCGCTGCACTAAAAAGCATAGTTAGTAGCGCGTCGTCTGCGCTACCGTCTACGCGGCAGAAGGCCTTGACTTCGGTAAGGTTTACCGTAATCGGAGTATAGCTGCTAACCGTTACCATTTTTTTAGATAGTTACGTCGGTTGCCAAAGCAAAGGATGCGTTACGCAATACGGCTACGTCCATAAAACGCTCTACGTAGATCTCCACGATAGATGACTTCATTTGAGAATATGGGTCTACCATCAAAGTGGCACCGCCCCAAAATCCGATTTGAACGTCTGCGAAATTACCGAAAAGTAAGCCGTAGGTATCGGGAGTACCAGTAGTCTTTTTAGAAACCGTGGTATTAAAGATATTGTAACCGTTGGCAGTCTTAACTGGGTCAAGCATGCCTTCAACGAGGAAGCGTCCGCTACCTGCGTCTACTTTGGTTTTCTTTAGCTTGGCTACTACGTTTGGATGCGTAACGTAAGCAAGGTTACCAGCTAGTGCGTCGTTTGCAGCTAGTGCAGCTTCCATGTCGACTAGGTCGTCGAAAGTAATAGCACCTAGGGCCAAAGCCTGCGCTGCTAGTTCAGTGTAGATACCGCTAGGCTGGTTAGATGAGCCAGTACCGTTAAGTACTGCGTTCTCTAGGCCTTTGTTAAATGAAAGGTTCAGCTGCTGAATTACGCGCTGCTCAATTCCACGGCTGTACTCTTGGCGCAAGAGTTGGTTTGACATAGACGCAGAAATTACGGCACGCTTTGGTGACATGGTTACTTTGTCAAAGTTGATGTCTTGGACGGTATCGGTTCCGGTTTCAGTCTGCCAGTTTAGGGTGTAGCTAGATGTCTGCTTAGGAAAGTCGATGTTACCAACCAAGTTCTCTGCAACTGAGCAAAGGCTTAGGGTTGGGGTGTTAGGGTACAAAAAGTCAATGTAACGTCCTGGCTCGGTAAATACCAAGTCGCCGCCAAGGTTTCCACCAGTTCCGCCAGTAACTGACTGAGTGCGGGTGAAAAGCATTTCGGGCATGTTAATAGCGTGCATGTCGCGCGCGTCAACTCCAAGCCTGCGCTTTTCGTTTAGGCCTTCCTGGTTTACTTCGGCTTCTAGGCCAGTAAGTTTACCGCTGCGGGCTTCGTTGATTGCTTTGATGATGTTGAATTTGCCAAGGTTGCGAGCTTCGTTTTTTGAGAGCTGACCTTGAACGGCTGATGCGTCAACAAAAGTGTTAGCTCTTGTTTCTGCCTCGTTTTCGTGATTTTCCACGGTTTCGGGGTTTTGGGTTAATTGTTCTGGTTCTGCCTCTTGCAAGGCCTTTTCTAGCGACCGTAAGGCTACGGACGTAGTTGGGTTAGCCCCTCGCGGGGTTAGGCTAATGTCGTACATTTCGCCAATTTTTTCTATAACTCGTGTTGGCTTTTCGCTGCGTACATTTTCCCAGCGCTCCTGCTTAACAGTAAAAGCCCAGCTTGCCTGGTCCACGTCGCCGCGACCTACTAGGGTGCGTACCTCGTTACCAGTTGACGTATCGGGCAAGTCAAAGCGGAACTTTAAGCCCTCTTGGTCTTGCTCTAGGCTTAGGGTGCCTTCGCCGTACTTGGACCTAGCTAGTACGCGGTCGTAGTCGTGATTATACAAAGCGTGTACGTCGTAGTCCCTTAACTCGCCTAGCGCGTTAACGTCTATGCGCTCCATAAAGGAACCCATGTCGTACTCGTTCCAGTTAAGGGCGTAGCCTTCTATGGTGTTATTCTCCGTCGCTGGTATCGTCCGGCTGCGTATTTCCTTCTCCATTTTGCTCTTGTTCACTGCCCATGTGCTTAGGCTTGTTATATACGTCGCCGCCTTCGATAGGTGCCAGACCTTCAATGCGGCGTATTTCGTTGGCGCTCATTACGCCTATGTTCCAGTAACTCACGTTACGTTGTACTTCCGTGGTGATGTCGCCACGCATAAGGGCCTTAAGGTCCAGCTGAAATACACGGTTACCACTTAGTAGCTTGTTGGTAAATTCCATTTCGATTACCTCAATTAGCGGACGGATGCAGTCGCTGACAAACTGCGCGTTTTGTGCTTCTATGCTGTTGGCATATCCTGCGCCGTCCATGTGGCCAATTTTGTGCGGGGGGACGCTGTAGAGGCGGCATATTTCTTCAACACTAAAACGTAAGCTTTCGATTAGCTGGCTCTCTTGAAAGTTCGCAGCTACCGGCTTGTACTCTGCCCCCTCAGTTAAAACAGCGGTCCGCCCCTTGTACTCCTTATTCAGTTCGTCGAACTGTCGGCCTATTTGCTTAACGCGGTCCGCGTCACGAATAGTGCCTTGAATTTGTAAAATGCCTTTAGGCATACCACCGTTACCGTAAAACCCGCCCATGTGGGCAGTTGCGGCCATTGATGTACCGATTATTTCTTTTGCGTAAACTATCGGGCTAACTCCGTTAATACCGTCAAAGCTCCAGTACTTTAGGTGTATTAACTGGTTAGGGTTTAGGCGTAGGTTAATACCGTTGCGTAAATGCAGCTGGTAGATTAGCTCACCGCTGGTAGTGTCAACTGTTACCAGTTCGGTATCGATAAGCTCCAGGCCGGCTAGGTTATTACCGCTACGTACCGGCAGTACGTAAGCGTTACCCCGCAGCAAAAGCTGCGTTAACATAGCCTTTCTAAAATCGTAGCTATTATACGCCTCGTTTGGTCGCTTGCTTACTAGGTCGTTAATAAGCCCAGGCTGAAATAGTAGGCCCTGCTCCGTTTCGCGGAACAACTGCCAAGGCAGTGAGGCTATTGTGTTCCCGATTAAGTTAACGCAGGCGTACAAAGCGCTGACCTTTGGCGCGTTTGTGCTGCTTACATTCTCGCCCGCTAACGTAGCGTTACCGCCAAAAAGATTGATTAGCCAGGGCTTAGGGCTTATTACTCCACTAACGCTACGCTTTATACGGTCATACCATGCCATTACACAAAGTTACACAAAAATTATATCTAATTCCTCATAAGTCGACATTCCGGTACTGGCATTGTGAACATAGCCCGCGAGCGCCGTAATAAGGGCAGCCGTGCCGTCTATGCGGTCCGGTGCTTTATCCTTTTGAAAGGTCCAGTTATCATTTTTATCAATATGCAGGCTGGTGTTTGCAATCATCCAGGCGGTAATGGGGTTGCCGTCGTGTGTTATGCCTTTAGTCGTTACCATGCGGTAAAGTAGCTTCATGGGCTCATTGACCATAAGCGCCGACTGGCGCACCTCGTAACAAAACTGCTTGCCATATTTGCTACGTAAACGCTCCACGGTTTCTGCCGCGTTCCATGGATCAAAGAAAATGCCCTCGACCGGGTGCTTGTCAATTATGCTTTCAATCATTGCTATGCGGTGGTCGGTTGTGGTTACTTCGCCCTTCACCATGTCCAGCTGGCCATTCTTTATCCAGTTCCGCGCTAGGTTCGGGTACTTCTGCTTTCGCTTTGTCATGGCATGGTCGGTAATTTGGTAATACTGGACCGTATAAAAGCGTTCGCCATTAAAGTAAACTACCGCATAAGCTGTAAAGTCGTTAACAGCTGCAAGGTCAACTCCTAAAAAGCAACGCCATTTATCCACGCCTTTAGGTTTGGGACCTTCACACTTTAGCCACTTACCTAATTCAATGTACGGCTGGGCGCTACCGGCCCACTGGTTAAGGTGCAGTTTGCGTAAACTTAGTAGCGTGGGTTCGTCGTGCTTGGCTGTATTGCTTAGTTCCTCTAGGTACTGCATGGTAACAGTTACGCCCAGGGACGGGTTAGCCTTCGCCCATACCTTTGGGTCGTGCGGGTCCTCCTCGTCCGTAGCCCCGTAAATGATAGTTAGCCAGCTTGGGTCTATGCTTGGCTGCTCCTTTACTCGCTCTGCGTACTCGTGCCACTTGTGGGCAAAGCTGTAAGCGCTGCCAGCTGTGGTAATTGCTACCATTTGGCTAGGGCGTGAGGCCATAGACGTACGCAGGGCTTCCCACAGTTCCGGACCCTTTACCTCATTCCAGCTGTGTATTTCGTCGCATAAGATAAAAGACGGGTTTAGTCCGTGGTTACTGCCCCCGTCGCTGGTAATAGTCTTTAGGTAGCCTGGCTTGCCCTTTAGACGTATTTCCTTACGGTATGGCTCCAGGACCTTTTGCAGCTCCGGGTTTAATAGGATCATGTTACGGACGTAGCCAAACAAGATACCGGCCTGCTCCCTAGTTGCAGCTGCTAGAACTACCTGCGGGTTGGTCCCTTCCTTAAATCCTTTAAGCATGTGAGCTATAGCGAGCATAGCGATAAAAGCGCTCTTGCCGTTCTTACGTGGTATTTCTAGCCATACCATGCGCTTACCCTCGGCATCGCGTATAAGCTTACGCTGCCATTCCATAAGCTTTACTGGCTGACCGGCTCCGCTATCCTCGGTTAAGACGCAAAAGCGCTCAATTATACTTTCAGTCCAAGTTAACTGCATCGCCCACAATCTTACGCAGTTTCTCTATTTCGGCGTTTGCCTGCTTTAGTGCTTCCATTGCTGGGTTTTTTCTTAGTACTGGTTTGCCTCGGTCGGTTACTGCTTCCAGTATAGCGCCGTGCTTATCTATGCTGGCCTCGCATTCTGCTTTTACACGTTCCCAGCGTGCTAGTTCCTCAATCATTTGGCTAAAATAGGTTATTTGGGGTATCCTGGGTCCCTCCCTGGTCAATGGAAAAGGTGACGGTGGCCTTCT